CGTCAAGATCGATTCTTTTGATTGGTCACCAGCCGCAACAATTTTCACTTCAATTTCCCCATGGACCTTATTTTTAGCCAATAAGAGAGTTTCCAATAGATTAAATAACTACAAGTTGTTTAGAGGAAACTTGAAACTTAAGTTTTTAATCAATGGTAATTCTTTTTTCTATGGGAAAATGATGATATCATGGTGGCCATTAAGTTTACTTGATGTCATAACGTCCAATACTTCATCAGTAACCTCCCTTGTCCAGTTCTCCCAGATGCCTAGGGTAATATTAGATCCCACAACTTCCCAGGGTGGTGAATTATCTGTGCCTTTCTTTTGGCATAATGATTATCTGGATATGAATTCTTCTGACATTCAGAACATGGGCCAACTTGTCTATAAAACGTTAACTCCATTGAAACATACATCTGGTGAGAATTCCGTTAATACGCGAGTTAGTATTTCTGTCTATGCATGGCTTGAAGACGTTCAATTGGAGGGACCAACAGCTACTAATTCCACTGTCTTAGTTCCACAATCCACGAATGGGGTCTCTTCACCAACAATTCCCCCTTATCTTATGGGCAGTTCAATCAGTGAAAAGCACCCTCTTGAGCCTAATGGACAGTATGTTCAACCTAGAGGCATTTCAAATGTACTGTTAACTGATAATCACGATACAGTTAATAAACTTACATTAACTAAAGAGCAACAGGTTTCTGTTGACCCACGCGTGCTTGGATTGGGTCCAGATGATGAAATGCTTATCAATAAAATTGCATCTAGGGAATCGTATTTACAATCTTTTAATTGGCCAACCTCTGCAAGTAGGGAGGATTTGTTATGGAATGTTAGAGTTACTCCTGCTCTTTGGGCAGCAAATTTCGAAACTCCTTACTATAGACTTCAATTTACAGCAGCATGTGGTGCAGTCATGCCGTTTAGATATTGGAATGGTACTTTTAAGTTGCGATTGCAGATTGTCGCTTCAGCATTCCATAAGGGTAGATTAGCCGTAGTTTACGATCCTCATCGTACTGCAGCAGTTAGGGAAGATAATGTGGCTTTTACCCAAATTATTGATATCTCAGAATGCAGAGATGTTGTTTTCAAAGTTGGACCTAATCAAGATAGGTCTTTAATATCTTTTGAATTGCCTAGTTCTGTCACATCTGGTGTTTATGGAGCTTCAGCTTTGTCAAATTCCATTTATGGAAATGGCACAATAGCTATTTATGTTTTAAATGAATTAGCAGTTCCCAATCCATTGTCAGGAGTTAACAACGACATTTCCATTAACATTTTTACTTCAATGGATGATGACTTTGAGGTCTATGTCCCTACATCCAATTTTGGTCAATATACTATTGTACCAAATTCCACTGGGTTAGATAGCACTACTGATGCTGAAGGCTCTGTGCAAATCT